TTGGAAAGATTGTCAACTGAGGAAATAAAAATGTCTAAATATGATGAAATAGTAGACTTTTTTGGGTCGCCCAATGAAGTCGCAGAATACTTTGATGTATCTGTCTTTGCAGTCTATCAGTGGAAAGATAAAGTACCTGACACTAGGTACAGGGAATACAAGCTGGTCAAAGAGCTGCGAGGTGAGATATGTCAATCGAAAGATTAATTAGCAAACTCAACAACTGTAAAAAGGTCAATCCTAAGAAAAAACATCGTGAATCCTACATCGCGCAATGCCCTGCACACGATGATAACAGTCCAAGTCTCAACATAGATGTGGCTGAGTCAGGCAATATTTTGATCAAATGCTGGTCAGGCTGTGGCGCAGTTGATGTTGTTAAAAGCGTTGGCATGAATATCAGCGATTTGTTTCCTGAGAAATATGAGCAAAGAGCTAGACGCCAAGTAAAGGATAATGACTTTCACGACTTGCACTTGAAAATATCACAATCTAGGCGTGATAACGGCTATAAGCAGACAAAACAAGATAAAGAGTCAGAGCTAAGATCATTTATGGCTCTGAGAGCGCGTAGGTGAGCGCAAGAGCGACTTTCTGGGCATGGGAGCAGATTACCACCAGTAGCGAGAAACTCGTCTTACTGTGCCTTGCAGACTGCCACAATGGGGACACTGGACAGTGTAACCCAAGTATTGCTTATGTGGCAAAAAAGACAGGTATGGATAGAAAAACTGTTTTGAAGTGCATGAAAGGCTTAAATGATAAAAATCTTCTTGATAGAAAGAAAGTGTATGGCTCATCAAACATGTACTACCTTAACATAAGTCCCAAAAACGGTACTTACGAAAGTCCCAATAACGGTACTTTTAAAGTCCCAAAAACGGTACACAAACCTAAAAAGGAACCTAAAAAGAACCTACGCTATGAAAATAGCGATATGAAGGTAGCTGTATCGATCTTCAATTTGATTAGAAATATCAATCCTAATCACAAAGAACCTAAGTTTGATGTCTGGGCAAATGATGTACGATTAATGAGAGAACAAGACAATCGCAGCCACCATGACATCTTAGCGTTATTCAAGTACGCAAATGCTGATGATTTTTGGAAATCTAATATCCTAAGTCCAAAAAAGCTTAGAGATAAATGGGATGTGCTGACAATCAAGAAAGGTGATACTAAACAAGCACCTACAGAAGTTTGGATATAGGTAAGAAAACTATTTTTAGTTAAATTACCGATTGAATATTCAATGAAATTTTAGAAAATTCAACAAAAATGGAGAGAGATATGCAATTAACAAAAAATCAAAAAGAAATAATTAACGAAAGGCTTGATATATGTGATGAGATGGCTTTTGTGGCAATAGATGATCTACGCAGGTGGGAAGACTGGTTTGACTGCTGCAAGTTCATAAGAAAAAGAGCTAAACACTTGATTGAAAAGTTGATTACAAATGCAGATTTAGATGATATTGAGCTTTGCATGGTAAAAGATATTTATTATTACGCTAGACCTATTAGAAACAAAAAAGGATCAGAATTATCCCATAGATACTTACAAGTAAAGTTGGAACAGTTTTTAAAGGATAAAGGCATAAATTTTGTCCACCCATCTGAAGCTCCAGATTATGATCAATTTGGAATACCGTACAAATTGATAGAGGGAGGAAGATAATGAATAAGATAGATTTAACTGATGAAGAACTACTAAGTTTTATCGGTAAGCAGGAATCTCAAGAAGTAGGAAGCTTTGACACCTACGGAGAAAGACTGCTAGAGCATATCAGTAAGGGGCATGGTCTTGTGGGTGATAAGCTTCCCTGGTTCAAGACACATAACGCTGTAAGGCTAGGTCAAGCACAGCTTAGTATTTGGTCAGGTATCAATGGTCATGGAAAGACAGCCTTGTTATCTTGCGTAATGACTTGGCTTCTTGCTAGAGGTAGGCGCGTTCTGATTGCAAGCATGGAGATGAAGCCTGAGGAAACTTTGCTATGGATGAGTAGCCAAGCAGCAGGCTGTAAGCCATCTAAAGAGTTTGCACTAGAATGGCTTAACAGAAGCTCAGAAAATGGGTACATATACGATTGTCTAGATAAAGTGCCACAAGAGCGAATATTAGGCTTAGTCCATTACGCTGGCAGTGAATTGGATATTGATCATTTAGTGATAGATAGCCTGACCATGTGCGGTGTAGGGCGTGAGGATTATGGCCAGCAGGCTGAGTTTGTGAATCAGTTGCGAGCAGCGGCCAAGATGCACAATCTTCACATTCATTTAGTATGTCACATGAGGAAAGGCTCAGACGAAACTGAAGCTGGTAATAAGTTCAGTATTCGCGGTGCTGGTGAGATTAGTGACTTGGCAGATAAAGTGTTTATTGTTCATCGTAACAAGGCTAAAGAGTCACAAATACAATTACGTGACAATGATCATCCTTTTGATCAGGATTTGATTGACCAGCCTGATGTTTTCTTACGCTGCGTAAAGAATAGGCAGGACGGAACTGACTTCAATCTTGGTCTTTATTACCAGAAAGATTCTTTTCAGTTTACTTCTTTTGAGGGCCGTCCAATGCCACTTGAAGCCAATACGGTGGATTTATGAACAAGGATATACAGAGGAGGGTTTTAGATTTGTGGATCAACAAAAATATGTCAGTTTATGACATAGCCGATTATGTTGGCATATCACATAAAAAGATATTGCATTATCTTGTAAATTTAAAGGAAAAGCCACTTTCTGAAGCTGAATTATCGTGTACGAATTGTACTCCAGGATTCCTTGAATACCTTAAAGAGCAAGGTTATGAAGATTGAAATAGACAGTAGGCATCAAACACTAGCCAAGATTGTCAATAGTGAATGGCCTGAATCAGATGATGGCTGGATAGTGACCATTGAGCCTAAGTCTAAATCCGAGAAGCCAAAGACCAAAGCACAAAGAGATAGTTTTCATGTTTGGTTGCGATTACTTGCCGATGAACTTAACGATGGTGGCTTTGATCAGAGAATAGTGTTTGATGCCCTGAGAGAAGGTGTCGAAAGACCTTGGACTTTAGAGACATGTAAAGAGAATCTTTGGCGACCACTACAACAAGCGATGGTCAAAAAGCAATTTACTGAGGATTTGAATATAAAGCAACACGATGAAATATACACTATTTTACATAGATGGCTAGTGTCTAACGGGTTTCCTTGCCCGCCTTGGCCAGATAAATGGACAAAAAAAAGCCCCTAAGGGGTTAGAGGCTTAATATTTACTTGGAGATTTAATGAAAGTTCGGCATTCTAAGTCGATACAATCAAAAAATAAACCAGTACAAGTGATAATAAAATATAATTAAGATCACTCTGTTTCATTTTCGATCACCTCGGTCACTGGTTGATCAATCTCAGGTTCTTCAGTGGCTTCTACTGCTTCAGGTTCTTCAACAGCCACTTCAGGTTCTTCAACAACCACTTCAACGGGTTCCTGGATCTGCTCAGGCTCAGCAATTGCTTGATCTATCTCAATTGCTTGTTCTATGACCTGCTCGACTGGTGTTGGTTCGTTTTTTTCTGGCATAACTGGCTTTACTTCATGCTCAGAACATGCAGTTAAAAGTGCAGCGCTAATGATAAGTAATATTTTCATTTTTTGTACCCTCTTTGAGTTTTCGAATGTCATGGATTGCAGCGATTTTACTCGCTAGTTCTTTACAAGCTTCTACAGTTTCTTCATCTAACTGCGAGGCAAGTTCTTCAGCTAGCTCAACATGGGCCTTACTTTCGGCTTCACTCTCGCAAGTGATGGCCTTAGCTAAAGCTATGGCTAGTGTATCAGTTATGTTGCTCATAATAACCCCTCATCTTGTAATTGATCCCATTTATGGCTAAATGCT